TTGGCAGCCTTCTTGCTCTTATTACTTGCCATGAGATCCTCGGGGTGGAGTGGTTTGGGACAGGGTGTACTGGTAAACTGCTTCGTTATCAAGGAGTTCCAGCTTATCGGGCTCCTCGGAAACCCACAGAGCGTGGCCGCTGAGGGCGTCCACAATTACCCAAACTCTGTAAGGTGGGGCAAGAGTTTTCTTAGCACGCTTAACGGCCATCGCGTTGGATCTCCGAGAACTGCTGCCAGAACGTGACGGGATCGTTGGCCAGCTCTACCTTGGCTAGGGGATTCTCGCCGGTGGAAGGGTTACGGAAGCCTGCGAGCCAAGCTCCCTTAGGAATAGTGTAAAGGAAATGCTTGGGTCGGATCTTCCCATTTTCGAGACGAGGCTCGCATTCAACTCGAAAGAGGTTGTCGAAGCGTCCGGCGATAGCCTGAGTACCGGCCTTACCCGCGATAGCAGGCCCGCCATAAGTTGTAAAAGTCTCACCTCGCTCTTTCGAGGGCGATACAACGTTATCGTGAAAGATGACGATGAGGTTGAGAGGCTGACGGAAGAGCTGTTCGAGGATGAACATCGTGGATCGCTGAGCCGCGCCGTAGTCTCCTTCCATAGGAGCAGCATGAAAGCTAGCGTCCCCAGGCTTACCAAAAGTAAGGTGCTTGTCAGAAAAAGTACCACTGTCAGCATAGGCGTGAAGCAAGACCCGCGAGGTCTCCGTCATGGTGTCCCAGATGATGGTGCCCGCGTCAGGATATTTCTCCTTCCACGGGAAGGTGGCCATCTGGACCGCCTCCGTCAGAGGATCGAAGCGAGTGTTGCCCTTAAGGTCCTTGGTGAAAGAGGGAGTGACGGGAATCAGGTGGTCTCGGTGCGCCTTCGGGATCGAGGTCATGGCTGCGGAGCGGGGATCCCAGGCACAGTAGATGGCCTTCTCACCCCAGACTTCACCCCACGGCAGCGATGCGGCGAGCCGCGTCTTGCCAGCCTTCGGCGGTCCGTACAGCGCTACGAAATGCGCGTCGTTAATCGGCTTGGACTGATCATGAACTTGCATGTTTTTGGTATGCGTTCCTTGTGGCGCGATAAGACTCCCCAGCTGAGAGTCGTGGACGGCAGAGCGCGCCTCCCTCTGCGACCCAAGTAGCAGCTACGTCTTCGGGGATAGATAGGTCCGCCAGTGAGGCTGCAGCAGCAAAGGCAGCGGCGTGTCGTCCGGGACTTTCCACTCCGTCCGTCAGGTACTTTGCGGCACGAGCAGAGGCGTAGGGGAGGACATAGCCAAGGGCTGTGGCGGACTTAATGTGAGTTGGGACAGTTACCTCAGGTGGAGGGCCGGGATCGAAGGCCAGGAGCTGGGCCGGTTCAAGGGTTGCGCTCCCTTTCACTAGGACGGTCGCTTGGGTCTGCGTCTTTTGGTTGATGGAACCAGGAAGGCGGGCCACCCTGGAGACATCTGAGCACGAATAATCAATTCGACATCCCCATTGCCCCGTAGGTAGTCTCCTGAACAGAGCGCTAGTGGCGCGCTCAACTTGAGTCCTCGACTCTGGCTCAAGAACCAGCGGGGTGAAGGCGATCCAAGCTTGGCGTCCACGACCAGAATGCACGATGGTTGCTGCGTGACGGCTCCCTTTCACTAGGGCGTCTAGTTCCGACAGCGCGCAATCTAGCGCAGCGTCGGCGTCGGCGCAAGGAGAAACAAGGTCAATATCGAGCAAAATATTTGTCAAGTGAGTGACTTCACGGGCCGATGCTTTGACCGATGCACGCTGCATAACTGTCGGGTTGATATGGACATACAGATCCCAACCCGTGTTCGTGAGCAGCGCAGCGAGCTGGTCCGGGGACTGTACGAGCCCCCCGGACTTCCGCCCGCCTTGCTTGGCGAAGTACCGCAGCCCGGCTTGGCCGTGACACATTCGCCAGATGCTCATCCGTTGAAGCCCTTCATGCCCTCGTCGAACACCGGCTCGCTCCACTCCAGGCAGAAGGACAGGGCGATGGCGCAATCCTTGGCGCGGCTGTAGGCCCAGTCCATTGCTTCCGGGGCCGTCTCGAAGAGGGGGGAGAGTTCGACCTCTTCGTGGCCCTTCGCGTGGAAACCTTCGATCTTGACGATGAACCGCTTGTCCATCGTCTGGCAGACCTTAGCCTGAACGAAATGGGTGTTGTCTTTGCTGCTCACGAAACCACCTCCGTAGGTTTGGGGACAGGTACAACGTGGCATTTCTTGCAGTATGACAGCGCTTTACCCTTCCGGTGGTAAAACGACTCGGACAGCTCCATCCGCGAGCCCTCGTGGAGAGGGTGAACGCAGATGGACAGGCCGTTCATGGCGGCCTTGAGCTTGCACGTCTGGCAGTACCGCCGCCCGCCCCTCGGCTTGATAGCGAGGGGCAGGGCATTGGGACCGCCACAGACAATGCAGGCCTTTACAGCAGCTTGCGGAGTCTGTTGAGAAGCGAACACAAAATCAATCCTCCAAGAAGGACAAGCCAAAAGCAGGCAACCCAAACAATTTCAGGGGTGTCAGGCACGGGCTACTCGTATGTGCTTTGGGTGGGCTCAAATAGGGTGTCGTCCTCAATGTTTACCAGCCCGTTACAAACATCCATGTAAGGGCAGGCTCGGTTACCGTAGGGACCCGTGCAATGGTCCCTATTTTCTATGTAGAAGCTCGGCCCTCCCGTGGTCCGAGCGGAGTCTCGGTTAGCTTGCCATCGGTCCATGATGTGATGAATGTCGTCAACTGCCTTGTCGACAACAGCTTGCGGCCGCGTCAGGAACTGGTGCGTGATGATCTGGTGCGGGTTCAGCGTTGCCTGTTTACGGGAGACCTTGCGGGCGGTGATGAGTAGGGTACCGCCGACTGGGGTGAACCCGTTGCGGGCCAGGAGGTAAGCGTAACCGCACTCGTGCCAGTCCCGCTCCATCTGCTGCCAGTAGACGGGGATGGGCTTGGCTGCGTCGATGGTCTTATGCTGGACGTGCCACCACTGTTCGTTCCACTTGACGATAGCGTCCAGGCGGCCCTGCAGGATATGGTCGCTGGGGTAGGGGCCACCGACTCGCCAGCGAGGTAGGGGAGCATCGAGGACAGCCTCAACCGAGAACACTTGCCAGTCCACAGGCTTCTGCCAGACCGCGAGGCCAGCCTGAAGGATGGAAAGCTGCTCGGCTGCTTTCTCGTGGTACTCCCTGTCGGTAAGCTGGGCGAGATGGTCGATCATGATGTCGCCCATCTCATCCATGTTATCGCGGAGCATGTAGGCTTCCATGCCCTTGTGCCAGATGGTGCCGACATCCAACGGCTGCGAGTACTGGCGCTTACGGGTACGACCGAGATCGTACCGATAGTAGGCCAGTTTCTCGCAGCGCTGGAAGTCCTTGATGCTGCTGATGTTGAGCTTCATGGACTCCTAGTGGACGAAGAAGTGCCAGAACCACAGCCAGATGGGACCGACGGGCGTGTACGGATCGTGGAAGCCGAAGTCATGACCGAAGTTATGCATGGTTGGTCTCCTTACTTCTTGGTGGTCTTGTTGCAGACAGTGCAGCGGTGATCGTGGGCGGTACTGACGGTCGTGTTGTGGACGCGGTTGCGCTTGCCGTACTTCTCGTCCTGATACGCGTGGACACAGGTGCAGGGCTTGATGAGCGTCATGCGGTACCTCCAGAGTACACTTCGAGCAGCAGGGGACCGAAAGCATAGCAGGTATACCAGTTAGCGCGGCGGTCGATCACACCAAGCCCAAACCACGCAGGCCAGACCAACCACGAGACCTCGCGCTTCACTTGGCGACCTCGTTGCTGAGGCAGGATGCCCTACCTCGGGTGTTGATCATGCGGACCGCCCAGTCACGGGCTGTGGTGTCGGGGATGGTAATGCTGGTGGTCAGGCCTGGCGTAAAGGGACCGACGACAGCACCATAGCGCCGCCATGCAGCTTCGGAGCGCACCACCGGCCAGTATTTGGTCCAGATGGCGGGGTCCGCCTGCATGGAGTCCTTCTTGGCAGCCCACGTTGCGGACTGCTGATGACACCAGATTTCCACAGCCACCAGGCCAGGAGTATATGCAAGCGTACTGTCTGTGGTCGAGTGGCAGCCAACGGGGCAGGAGTCAGCCGTCGCTGCTACGGTCGACGGATTCGTCCAAGTGAACGTCAGGGCGAGCAACAGGTGCAGCATGTGTGTCCTCCACCTTGCACCAGACACTGAGAAACTTGTCTGTTGAGTTATCAGGAGCGTAGGGTCCACAAGTAGAGACCCAGTCTCGTGCTTCTTTTCGACCACAACGACAGCAGGTTCGCCGAAGGGCAAACTCAGGTAATGCGCCTGGCGATAGATGCCAGTGATGCCAGCATCTCACTATTCTTTCTCCTTTTCGGCGACGATTTTCTCCTTTTCGGTGACGATGCGGGTGGCGCGTTTGCGGACTGGGGTATGCATCGGAAAGTGCTGGCCCATTGCCTCCAGCGCCCAAATCGCGCCCTCGATCCGCGCGGCGTGGAGGGCCGCAGCCGTGCTCACGGTAGGATTGGTGGCACCACACTTGAGGCAATCGTCCCCGCCATCCTGCGCCCAACAGTGATCACACTCTACCTGCTCTCGTTCACGCGGGGTCATGGCTGGCACCCCAACGAGGCGGCGACGACGACAACCACTCCGATGGCCGCGATGACAACGATCGCCCACGGGTTGTAGAACGGGTTCCCTAGTTCCACCCATCGCTTCATTGTTCCCCTCCAATGGCGCGGGAGACGATGGCGGCACGGGTGGTGGCGTCCGTGGCACCGAAACCACACTCCATGTCTGCCTCGTCCACTGCCTTCGTCACCACCGCCCGCAACGCCTCAGTGCTGGAGACGGGACGGGAAAGAACTGTGCGAGCAGCATTTCGATCATCTTCCATCGAACGGCCGCGGTCCCGGCCGGGATTGAACCCGCCCCAGCGATACTTGCCCCCCATGTCTGGTTGGCCAACGAGAAAGCGGTCGTCGTAGTTCTTTAACGCCGCCTTCGCTTCCACCAGCTCCGCCGCCATCGCGGCTTCGCGGGTAGCACTCATGTCCAACAGGCGAGCCTGTTCCAGCACCTCGGCTTGGGCCTGCTTGAGGAGCACGAGGGCACAGTCGTGATGGTGCTGTTCACAGCCTTCGTAATGGGTACGTCCATCGGTCATAGCTTCCTCCATGTGCCACGGCCGGACTTTGCCACGAGGGCTCGGCGCTCCAATGAGCGAAGGGCATTGTCGGCAGCGGAACCTGCGGTGGATGCGGAGAGCTTGGCTTTTGACTGAAGCATAAGAGCCAAGTCAGCGCGCGTCGTCAAACCGTTGTCAAGACTTTGCAAAATGAGGTTCTGGTGGGCCGTGGCATCCATCTGAGCTACAAGCTTCACACCAGGGTCGGAGGGAGTACCAAGGTCCACCATATCGTACAGGAGCTTGCGCTTGCCGTTAGCGAGGCCCCGAGCCTTGGGAGTAGTCATCCTGATACTGCCGGACTTCGTTTCGGTGAGGGAGATATGGGCGTCGATGCTGCCAGCGATGACCGTAGAGCCGCGGGCCTTGTAGTTAGCGCTACGCTCCTCGCCAGCGGAGGGCTTGGCTGTATGGTGTGTGAAGATCACCGTGAGGCCGAGCCTATCGCGGAGGTGCTTGAGGGCGGTCATGACGACACCCATTTCTCTGCTGCTGTTTTCGTCGGCAGAGTGGATGCAGGCCAGAGTATCAAAAATCACTACGTCGAGGCCGATTTCGCTATGCCAGTTATCGAGGAATGTATGAAAATCCTTGTCGAGAATATTGACATTCTCGTTGAAGATGGCCTCGGTATTCAGGATGCTGATACTGGCATCGTCTAACTCCATGCCACGCATGAGCTTACGGGTTTGCTCGGCATAGTCCCATGTCGGGGCATCCTGACCGACGTACATCACTTTGAGCTTCTCGTAGGGCTCAAAGACCCCCAGGAATGGGAGCCCCGAGTCCAGACAAAGTGCGAGGGAGAGGGTGAGCATGGTCTTGCCGGTGTAGGGCTCGGCGCTGACCATGATTAGAGAGCGTTGCAGGAGCAGGTCGTGCAGGAGAGGGGGAGGCCGTCTGACCTCCCCCAATCCCACGTCTGCGAGGGCACGAACGTTACGCTGGTTTCTGAGAATGGGCTCTGAACTCATGCGGCTCCAGCTTGTCGAGGATGTCGGAGGAGAGTACGTCGGCGTTGATGCCCGGAAGGGTGACGAACTTTACCTTGGCGCGGAGCACCAAGGCAAGGCTGTTCTGCCGGAAGGCATTCAGCCGCGGGCGTTGAGCCTCGCTCATCCATAAACTGAGGTTGGAGAGGGTCAGGTTCCTGGAGACGTTGTAGGACTTCTTCTTGTTCATAAGCTGCCGCGTCAGGTCCTTACGGGCAACTGTTACGGTTGCGTCCAGCACCGTTTGGACCTCAGGAGCAGTCAGGACGATAAGAGGATCCAGAGCAACCAGACGGCAGCCAGAACCGTCATGCTTCCAGGCCATAACGGTGAGAGGGCTTCGCCTCATGGTCAGCACACTACTGCTGTCACCAGTGAAGGGCGGGGTGAGCGAATAAACGCCGTTCACCGCCTGAAAGTGAACGTTGTTGGCCCGGTTGAGGAAGTCCACCTTGCTTGCAACGTTCGGGATGTAGACAGGAATGCTCGCAGCTTCGCGGGGGTGGTGAGGGGTGAAGACGAAGCCCAGTGAGGTCAGCTTCTCCTGCACGAGCTTGGGGATCCACGAGATACCCGGCTGGGACCATGCGTAGGGAAGGTGGGCGGCTTCGGGCAGCCCACAGTCCGCGCAGTTCTCAGCCAGAGCAGCGAGTCTCTGAGCTTCAATGGTTGTTGCCATCAGTCCTCATCCTCCTCCCCGTAATCTCTTTCAGTGCCGGGCACGTACTCCTGACAGCCGCACTGGCTGAAGTACTCAGTACGATTCTTTGCGTGTGCTTCAACGAGTTCAGTCATGCGGTCGTTGAGGTCCTCCGGGTCCTCGGGTTCATCCTCGTTGTCGCCATAGCCCCTCAGCATATCAGCACCCTTACCACACTTGAAGTCTCCCCAACGCGTGAAGCGATCTTTCATCGCATCGAGGATGCCCTTTTCAATGCGGGCGTAAAGGATCGACGGGACTGGCGCGCCGGTGACGTGCTCCAGAGCACGCTTTAGGTCGCCGTAGTTCTCATGCTCGTCGAAGCGTAACCACGGGTACTTCTTCTGATAACTCAGAAGATAGGCGTCGTTGAAGGTTCTCTCGTCTACGGCGCAGCCGACGGTGAACTTGTTCAGGAGGTCCCAGGCGGCTTTGGGGAAGAATTCCTTCTTGAAGCCCCACACCTCGGGAAGAGGGTGGGGCTCAGGAAGATGATCGCGCTTGCTGTGCCCGCAGGTTGCGCACAGCGTCGGTTCACTGGGCTTTTTCTTCGTCATCGAGGTCCTCGACGAGGTGGATGCCGAACTTCTTCTGGATTTCCTCGAAGGCTTCGACGGTGTCCCGGAGACTGTTGCTGGCCACCATGATGGAAGCCTTCTCCAGAGCCCCCTCGTCGCCAGTCTTGGGGCTGCGCTTCATGGCGGCTTCGGCGGTGGACTTGAGGATGGCCGAAGCCACCACCGTATCGCCGAGGCGGCGCAGAAGGATTTTGCTCAGGTCGCGCAGTTCCTCGATGGACAGCTCGTCGATCTTCTTGTAAACGCGCCCCTGAGCGGACTGTCGGAGGTCGATGCCCTTCATCCCCTTCTTGTTGAAGATCTTGCCAGTGTTCTCGGTGAAGCGGCTGAACAGGCCCCGCTTGCGCTCACTCATCGTTTTCGTTCTCCTCAGCAGCTTCGTCCAGCTTCATCCGCTTGATGGTGTCTTCCAGCGTTTCGCCCGCCTTGTGATCCACCTGGCGAATGGTGATCTTGACGGTCTCCATGTCGCCGACCAGCTTGGCGGACTGCCCAGCGATCTTGGCAGCCTCCTCGATCATCCTGACCCGCTGATTGCCCTTGGGAGAGTCTGCGATGATCTGGTCCATGTCCCGCAGGGCCTCCTCGATGAGCCCGAAGGCGGTGAAAGCCAGCGCCAGGGCGTGACCAGCGATGCGAAGGTCGTTGATAGCAGCGTTCATAGCAGCCATCTTCTTCTCGGGGGTGCTCATGTCCACATCTTCGTGGCGCTCCACGAGCATCCCGAGATCGCCGATCTCGGAGACCTTTTCGTCGGCCTTCTTGGGCTTGGCTCCTCCCATTTCGCGGAGGATGTTCCGCAGCACGTCGTCCATGTCATCCGGCTTGCCGGTCATGACTCCTCCTCGCCCGTGTCGTCCATCTGGGAAAACTTGTGGCTGCTGGTGTCGTGCCCACAGCCCGCACCAGTGATACAGTCCATGCAGATGTCGCACTGGAAGCAGAAGGGCGTGCGACCCTTGCAGGGCAGCCTACCGCAGCACTGGGGCGTCAGGGGCTTGATCTTGCGCTTGTTCTTGGTCTCTTCCTCGATCATGGCGTCGAGCTTGGAGAGGGTGGCGCTGGTGTTCGGCTTGAGAGGCAGCTTGCGCTGCATCAGGTTGTCGCCATCCTTCTTCGGCCCCTCACCCGGAGGAATCGGAGCTTGCTTCTGGGCCATCAGTTGACCTCCATGCTCATCGTGCCCTCGTACTCGCCACTTTTGTAGCAACGACGAGCGGCCCTAGGGGATTCACCACCTTCGATACACATTGCACAGACAAGCACAGGGCCAGACTTTCGCTTGGTGCGACGACGGGACTTGCGCTTCTCGTCGTTCTTGATGGCTTCGTCGAGCTTCGCCAGCGTCTTGCTGACGTTGGGCTTGACGGGGAGCTTACGGCCGAGGAGGCCCCCGCTGGGGGAGCCTCCGCTGTTGGCAGGCGGGATCGCCTGTTGCTTCTGCTTGTTCATTCCCCCTCCGTGTGGAAGGCGCGGTAGATGAGTCCCGCCCAGAAGGTTGCGAGGGTCACGTTGGCCATCCAGCAAATCACCCACAGCGTCCAGCTAAGCTTGACAGCGGCTGGAAGATGGGAGGTCAGCAGGATCATCAGGGCCAGCGAGACCCAGTGGCTTGTGCAGTAGGGACAGCTCAGCAGCTTACCCACGAACGGCACATGCACCAGCAGCCACTCCCGCAGCCATGCGAAGATCTTGGCTTTGGAGAGCGTCATGGTGATAGATGCCGTGGCCAGGGAAAGCAGCAGCAGGGCAGCGAGATCGGTCACCAGCATCCGCAGCCTCGCTCCTCCTGCTTCTTCACGATCTCCTTGGCCTGCTTGATTTGCTCGTCCAGCGTAGCCTTGACCTTGCTCACATCCGGCCTGTTGGGGAGCTTGCGCTTGAGGTCGAGGCCGTCCCCACCGTTCGCGGGGGTCGTGCCGACAGGGATCTGCTTGGTGAAGACGTTCATGACTTGGGCTCCTTAGGCTTGAGGGCCTTGAAGGTGAAGTGGCCGCCACGTGCGCTGGACTGCCAACAGAGTGTCCAGAACATGTGATTTGACTGCATGGAATGGATGATGTCTTCGTTGCCGGACCAGCCGCCAGTAGAGAGATGCCAGATGCCATCCTTCAGCATGGCATAGTCCGGCCAGTTCCAGATGGAAGCGACGAACTCCAGCAGCCCCTCCGAATCCTCGAAGGGCCAGTTTTCGATCTGGTCCAGTTCGGTATCGGAGGGGTACCTGCCGCTCATGCGAGGACCTGTTCGAGCTTGACCACGTCGTCCTTGGCGGTGCCGAGGAACTCGTCCACGTCGGCCTTGTAGTCGAGGTGGCGATGCTGCGACACCAGCGTGGCCAACGTGGTAGTGATGTCCGTGAGCGTGATGCCCTCGACCCGGCCGATCACGAGGTCTCGGCTCAGGGCCATAGCAGCAGCCTGCTGTACGAGCGCCGCGGTGAAAGCGCCGGACAGAACGTGCCGGATGGCGAACGAGATCGTGCTGTCGTCCGTCATGTGGGCGTGGTAGAGAACGTGCTTGTCGCTGAAGATGTCGAGCGTGACCCGCTCGACCAGCTCCGCCAGCGTCAGGGCGCTGTTCAGGGGATAGCGCTTGAGGTTGATCTCCAGGATCTTGGCCGTTGCGGTGGCGTTGGGGCGCGGCACCCGCACCTTCTTGTCGATACGGCCCTCGCGAACGACAGCAGGATCGAGCATCTCGGGACGGTTGGTGGCGAGCAGGACCAACGCGCCAGAGTCCTCGACGCCATCCATCTCGGCGAGGAAGGTCGGCACGATGGTGCGGTCCACGTCGCTGCTACGCCCCGAGCCACGCTTGTTCATGATGGCTTCGGCTTCGTCGATGAAGATGATGGCGGGGAAGTTGTTCTCCGCCTTGAACTTGCGGGCACGGTCGAACAGGTTGCGGATGTTCTGTTCGGTCATGCCGACCCACGGCGAAAGCAGCTCCGGCCCCTTCACCGACAGGAAGGCCCCCGAGCCAGCGTGACCGTGCTTGCGGAGCAGATCGGTCATGACAGCCTTGGCGATGAGGGTCTTGCCACAGCCGGGAGGCCCGAACATCAGGCAGCCCTTGGGCATCGGGATGCCGTAGGACTTGTAGATTTTCGGGTTGAGCAGCGGCTGCTCCAGCACCTCGTAGAAGAACTGCTTCACATCGTCCAGGCCACCGATGTCGTCCCACAGGACGTGCTGGAACTCTTCGACGACGTTGGACTTGGCAGCGGTGGGATCGGGCCCGAGGTTCACCGTGGCGACGTTCTGGCCCATGTCGAGCTGCACGAGGTCTCCGGGCTCCACATCGAAAGCGCAGAGCACGGACTTGGACATGCCAGCGACGCCCGAGGGGCCGGACATCAGCTCGATGAGGTTGTTGTCGATGCGCCGCTTGACCGGCATGATGGGTCCGGGGAACTGCGGGGGACGGATCGCCACCGGCACCTTGGACTCGACCGAAATGGCGACGGTGTGGCCGATGATGGGCGAGAAGCCGCGAGGCACGGGCAGCTCCATGAAGTTGCCCTGAACCGAGCAGGTCATGGTGGTGCCCTTCTTCTTGTCCCCGGTGATCATAGCGATGGTGCCGAAAAGCAGCGGCGGAGCGGTGGCCTTCTCGATGAACTCTTCGAGCTGGCGGATCGCTTCCCTGGCCTCCTGCAGCGCAACTGCCTGTTCGTCCTTGGTGGCCATCACTTGGTCCTTTTCTGCTTGGGTTTGTAGGAACGACGCCAGCCGGTGGTAGGCGTACCAACGGAAGCGCCCGGTGGGAGATACGTGACCGCATCGTCGTACAGACCGAGTTCACTCAGGAGAGCTTTCTCCTCGGCTTGAAGCTGGTGCAGCTTGCGGCGGGCCTTACGGATCTCGGCTGCATGAGCACGCTCACCGAGCTGGTGTAGATAGTCAGCACGGCGAGCATAGAGGGGCTGCTGGTTACGGACTTGGCGGAGCCTGCGGCTGAGAAGCTGCGATACGCTGCTCATCTGCCGCCCTCCTCTCTTCGGCGATGTCAAGCGTCTCGTTCAGCGCTGCGGCACACCCAGCACAGCCCTCAGCTCCGAAGCCGTGAGTGCCATCGTCGTGGCGCAGGGCGTGGGTGAACTGGATGAGCCTGAGGCCGTAGGGCTTCAGCTCGGCAGAGGCAGCAGCGTGAACCTCCTTCATTTCGACGTTGGACATGTTGTGGGCGAAGGTGGCAACGACGGTGGTGTTGGGGTCCGTGGCGCTTGGGCCGACAGTTGCTAGCCCGAAGTACATGAGGCAGCCTCCTCAGGGGTCAGGATGGTGAAGCCCGTCATGACTTCGGCGGGATGTTCGATGTCGTAGTACTTGGCCAGCGTGGCAGGGCCGCCGAGACCGAGAGCTTGCGTGGACTTGAAGAGCTTCACAGCGGCACTCAGCCTGTCGGAGCGAGTGACACCACGGGAGCGCTGGACCACGTAGCGCGAGAAGTGGGCGAGGATGAAGATGCCCGGCTCCCGCTTGATGGGCTGATTGTGCAGCCAGCTCAGGTACTCTTGGACTGCGCTGTTCTCAGCCTTGTGCCACGCCTTGTCAGAATCGTCGACACCCCTGAAGAAGCGGATGTCAGTGGACTTGAAGGGAGTGCGCTCGCCCGTGTCGTAGAAGGCACGAGAGCTGACCCAGACAGGCAGCTTGAACTTGGTGGAAATCTCACGGGCTTGATACTCAGCGATGTTCGGCACGAAGATCATGGTGCAGGCCGTGCCGCCGTTGTGCTCGGGCAGCAAGAAGGCACCGACCTCCGCCAGCTCACCGGACTTACCGAGTCCGTTGAGTTCGAGGTGGTCGATGATGCCATTCCAGATCTCCGCCTCCGCTTCGAGCTTCTTGGCCTGTTTGACAGCATCGGGACGGCGCTGCTTGAAGCGGTCGATGGCAGTCTGTTGGCTGTCGGTGTCGATGGAGTTGAAGAAGCTGTCCGCGGTGTTCAGCTTCTCCTCACCCTCGGGGGGAGCCCATTCCTGCAGGCTGTCCCCTTCAGGGTTGAGGATGAAGATGGCCCAGGAGGTATCCGTGAGGAGCCCCTGGATGGCTTTCAGCTTGGCGGCACGAGGGGGCATTACTTCCTCCGCAGCTTGACCTGAGCGGCCGGGTAGCGCTTCGTGATGTAGCGGCGCATCGCTTCCTGCTGAACGACGAGGGCAGCGAGCTGCTCCCACTTGATGTGGCCGAAGAGGTCGTTCGCGAGGCGGGAGACGACGAGGTCGCGAAGGGTGGTGCCCATCGTGCGCCGCTTCCAGCGAGCAGAGCGGGCGGTGGCACGAATGTAGGGCGGGTGCTTCACGAGGGACAGGAATACGTAGTTCGCGAACGAGGGGTCGTCGAGAGCCGCGTGGATGATGGTTTCGGGGGTGAGCTGCGTGACAGCGAGGGCCTTCCGTCCGGTGGAACGCTGAGCTTTGAGCTTCACTTGTCATCCTCCTTGTTGAGGGCATCGACATACTTCTTGACCGTCTCGAAGTACTTCGGATCCTGCAGAATGCGCTCCAGCGTCAGGTGATAGGCGCTGGCGAGACAGAGGAGGCCCAGAGCCCAGCGGCGGCTCCAGTCTCCCGGCCTGCTCGTGATGATGTCGGCGATGGCTTGGTCGATCTGGATCTCCTCCAGGCCGTAGTCGGGCACCGGCTGCTTACCAGCCCACTTGCACCACTCGAACACCAACTCGGCCATCTTCCTGCTGGTGATCTGGTTGTCCTCACCAGCGGCGTCGTCGATGGCTTTGCGGAGGCGAGCCGGGACGATGGCTTGGACATCACCCATGCCCGTCTCATCGCCATCGCTGCGGGTGCCCACACCACGCTTCTTCTTGAACTGCGGTGCTTCACGAGCGAAGTTGAACATCATCCCTCCCTAGGGATTAAATCGGGTTACTGGGGTTACGGCTGTTGTAGCGTTCGATCTGCGAGGTCAGGGACTCATCCCGCAGGAGCATTCCGCGGTGCCATGCGCTGTTCCACACGATCTGCAGAATCCAGTACAGCAGCAGGCCAACCAGCATTCCGCGGCCCAGCACTCCCAAGATGTAGAGCACGAGGGCAACGCCGAAGTGAGTGGGGGCCTTGAGGGTGTCGAACCCGAGCCAAATGTAGTGCAGGCCAGCGAAGCTCAGGAGGCTGGGGAAGAAAACCCTGGCGGGGATGAGGCTGTAATGCGTGTGCTTGTTGTGTTGCTGGCCAAGCCAACGAAAGGGATTTACCATGAACCGACCTCCAGTTTGAGGAAGAGGTTGAGCCAGCGGAAGTGTGGGCGTGGGCCAGTCCACGCGAGGCCTCGGGGGAGCCATTCCACATCGCGCACTAGCACGAGGGAACAGGTCCCGTTAAGATGCTCGGTGAGCCAGCCCACTTGGCTCCCTAGGTAGTGGACATTGCGGTTCATGGGACCAAGTTCTGCTTGACGCGGGCCTTCAGGTCATCGAGACGACCACTGACCACGCCCCACTTCCGGTTGTAGGCTTCGAGGGAGTCGAGCATTTCCTTGCCTAGCTTCTCCAGCTGCTTGCCCTGCTCGTCGGTCACTGGAGGGTTGATCTCCAGAAACAGGGTGAAGAGAGCCTTGGTGTTCTTACCGAGCGTGCTGCTCGTCTTGGCCATGTCGTCGACGACTTCGAGCGCTTCCTTCCAGCCGTCGATGGCAGTCTTCCAGTGCTTCATGGCCTTCTCAGCAATCTCTTCGTCGCTGCTCTTGGGGACGATGGCGAGGCCGAAGATGGCTTGGACTAGCGTGATCACGCCGCCACCCACGAGCATTCCCACAACGAAAGCGCCTTGTTGGACGGTCATTAGCGCTCCCTGGTCAGGGTGGTGACCACCCGATTGTGGACTTCCTGGGCCTTGACGGTGGCATCTTCGTAGCCCTGCAGGTAGCCCTGACGATAAGCGCGGTTGACGATCTCCTTGATGCGGAGCATGGTCAACTCGGACAGCTTGTGGACGCGTTCGACCATCGACAGTTCGGCTGCCTGTCGCTCTTCTCCTGTGGTGTCCATCTCGATGGTGGACATGGCTTCCTCCTAGCTGGTGAACTCCTTCGGGGACAGATTGGCTTCGACGGGGGACAACATGGACTGGACTTCCAGTCCCTGAACGAACAGGTGGGACTTGAACTCGGGGAAGGGCAGCCATTTGTTGAGGCTGGCGACCCAGACGAAGAGCTGACCAGTGTTCCCTCGCCGCACCTTAGCGGTGAAGGTGAAGTCCCTGTAGTGGGCTGATTCACTCATGTTGTTGTCTCCCAGTTAGTTAGGGAGCAGGTGGCCCGCATTTTGTGAAGTCGGCGCATCCTGCTCCCTACTCGGACCTTACTGCTTGCTTGTTCAGCGCATATTGAGCCCTCCAAGGGGTGGCCGGAGGATGTCAACGCTACGCAACGGCGTAGGTGGACACAAAAAAAGGGCGGAGCCTGTACGAGCGCTCCGCCCTAGCTCTGCGGTGTGTCTAGAACTCGAACGCCACGAGCGGCGGCTGCGGCTTGGCAGCGGTCTTGGCGTCCCGGTCGTTGTACGTGAGCTTGACTTCCAGCTTGAACTCGCCGAAGTCCGCACCGGAGCGGTAGTTACCGAAACCGCCGTTGTTCATCCGGGGACCGCCGCTGGACTCGACCACGTACCGGGTGCCGTCCTTGCGCTGACCGGTCGTTCCCTTGGTGCGGTCGGGGTCCACGTAGCCCTTCCGGAGCAGGGGAGCGATGTACACGTTGCCGCTCTCGTCGGTGAGTTCGACCACACCAGCGATGCCCTTGATCTCGGGAACGTTGCGGGTCTGCTTGTCGGACAGCTTGAGGGAGCGGGTGACGGTCAGGGTCTTGGCCATGATACTAACCTCCGGGTAGAGTCAGGCTGCACGATGCAGCTCGACTGCCGGGAGGCCAAGCAAGACGGGGGCCAAGGCAAAATCGCACGCCAAACGTGCGTTGCCACAATAAACCTGCCAGCCATCCTGTCATTGCCGGAAAGAATGTCAGTGCACGCATGTGCAGTATCAAGACGTTGCAAAGCCAGTCCACGCGCCTATGCACGCACGCAGAGAGTGTTTCAACATGCAACAGGGGGGGAGCACCCCCATCGACCTCGGGCACCAAGATCAAGGGGGTCCTACCTCCGCGCCAGGAATGGGTTTGACAGTGACGGGTCATTCCCCTAGCTTGCGTTTCATGGCTTCCAAAGAGAAATACGTCGGTCTCCGCGCCGAAATCCTCCTCAACGAGAACCGTGTCGGCACCGTTGACTGGAAAACTGTTGCCCAGATCGCCGAGCAATTCGGCTGCTCCACCGCCTATGTCTACCGTGTCCGCTACCTCTTGGGCATGAAGGACGCTCCGATCCGCGCCGCCTCCGAACAAGTCCGCTTGGACAAGGCCCAGACCGAGGAAGGCCAGCTCAAGGACCTCCTGTCCGAGCCCCTCATTAGCCCACTCGACCGCCTCAAGGTGCTGTCCCGCCTGATCCGAACCGGCTCTCCCCCGGTCAAGATCACCGCCATCAAGGCCTATGAAGAACTCACCCGAACGTCCGAAGGCCGCATTGGACCCGGCCCTCCGCTCACCCGCGACGACAAAGTCGCCCGCATCACGAAGCTCCTCCTCGCCCTCCCGGTCGACATCACCGCGGAAGCATGGGAAATCGCCTACGGCTACCCGCCAACAACGGCGGCAAATCGAGCGACGGTACCGCCTCCCTCAGGAGCAGTACCTCCGCCTTCTGTCCCGGTGCCGGAACCACTGTATGATCTGCCAATCCCCTCCAACAGGCCCCCGAGCCCTCGCGGTGGATCACTGCCATCGGACGAAGAAAGTCCGGGGCCTACTCTGTGACCGATGCAACATGGCCCTAGGAGCCTTCCGGGATGACCCCTTCCTCCTCTCAGCAGCCCTTTCTTACCTCCTCGCCTCCCAAGATCTCTGACGGCTTGCCCTACGTAGCCATCGTCTGGAAGGACGCCTACACCAATGTTTCCGACGAAGTTGATCTTGCAGATACTGCTGGTTTCGGTCGAACTATGGTCTGCTGGGATATTGGTTGGCTTGTGCGGGAAACCAAAGAATACCTCGTACTCGCAGTGGGAGCTTGTCCTGATGACAACACTGTCAGGCACTCTAATACTATTCCGCGTTCCATGATCCTTGAGGTCGTCCCCCTGGGGGTATTCAAGTGGCAGTCCCCGATCTCCCGACGCAAAAAGACCCGCTCTACTCGTGGGTCTACGACCACGTCCACGCAGTCTACGCCGAGCACTGGGCCGATCTCTACGACCGATCCGTCGACGGATCTCTCTCCCTAGCTATCGCCCTCACTTACCGCGCAATCCAAACCCTTCTGATTGACGAGGATGACGATGGACCTGAGGAAGAAGCTCCCGGAGGATCCTGGCCCGACGGCTTTTGAGGAGGCCGCCCTCACCTGGCCCCTTGAAGATGAGCGGGAACTCTGGGCTGACATCTGCCACGACTCCTTCTTTTGGTTCTGTGACGTAGCCCTCGGCTATGGCCGTCCTGACTTCGTCTGGTGGACCCCCCGAGTCCACAGGCCCTTCTGCAACTGGTTCGAGCGCCACGTCAAGGAATGGGAGTCGGACCGCGAGGCTGGAAAGCGCCACTCCAAGAACCTCATGGTAATCGTCCACCGAGAGTTCGGTAAGACCATGATTGTAACAAAAGCTGGACAGCTCTGGCTCCATCTTCGCGACACCAACCTCTCCAGCTACATTGGTTCCAGCACTGTGACCCGTGCGGCGCTCTTCTTCACGCCCATCAAAGCCATCCTGATGAACACGGATCCCGGCTCCTGGTTCAACTGGTTCTACGGTAACTGGTACGACCCGAACCGCACTTGGACCACCTACGAACTCGTCCACGCCGCCCGAACCAACCAGGCCCGCACCGAGCCCTCAATCGGCACCTGGGGCGTTGAAACCGGCCTCGTCGGGATGCATCCAGACGTTGGTTTCATGGATGACCCCGTTGATTACGAAAAAATGGGAACCGACTCGCTGTGGCTGGGGAAAGTTAACACTCATATGCACTCCCTCGCGCCCGTTTTCAAAGCGGATTCCTTCTTCGTCTACACGGGCACCCGCTACCACGACGCGGATCCTATCGGCGAAAACCTTCGTAACGCAGGCGTAGCCAGTCTCGAAGGGATGCCAATGTCCGGAGTTGCCCTTCGTCCCAACGGCAAGTGGCACGTTTACTTCCGTTCGGCCCGAGACGAAAAGGGTAACCCGACCTATCCCGAGAACTGGCCCGAACGTCGTCTCGCCGAATACGAGCAAGCCAACCCCCTCCAGTACGCAGCCCAGCTTATGAACGATCCCAACACCGGCCATCACGTCCCCATCACCGCCGACCAGATCGACCTCCTCTGGGTCGAGCCTCGTGATGTCCCACGCAACCTGAAGATCTCCGTTCACATCGACACTGCCTTCAAATCCAAGGAATCGGTGGCTCGGGGGGACGAGTCCGTTATCCAGGTTTGGGGCCACGACCGAGGGACTGGGGATGTCTACTATCTGGAAGGCCACGGATCGAATCGCTGGCGGATCGAAGATTTTAACAATCAGCTCGTCCTCCTCCTCCAGAAGCTTAAATCCCGCAAACAGTGGCCGTTCGTACTTACGGACGAAGCCGAGGTCGGTGGTAAGTACGGTGCCTGGCAACTGACCATGCAATCCTGGTGCCACGCTGTTGGGCTTCCTGCGCCCCATATTGAACTCCTCCCCCGAGGGGGTAAAAAGAAGGTAACTCGTTTGGTGGAAGCAGCTTCCTACTGGGTGGACGGTCACGTCCGCCTCGTCAAGGGTGCTCCCGGTATCGACAAGCTGATCGACCAAATGCTCCGGATTGGAACTTCTTCAAACGACGACTGGGCCGACTGCGGCGCAGACGTTTTCAATAAGATGGTCTACGTCCCCATGAACCGTCGCGGGACCTACGAGGTCTACGTTCCCCCCTCTCGTCCCTGGGATGCCCAGCTCCAAGACCAAGACCAGGTCGCCCGAGAGGCCTACGACGCTGTCTATGTCCGTGAAGAGGAGTCCTACCGTCCTGCCATTGAGTGAGCCCAAGGTCCAACGAGAGCTAGCTTACAGCTCTCTTCCACCTCCCAGGTGGAAAGAGAGTTGTTGTAGCTCTCTTCCTTGGGGGCCCCACAACTCCTGACAAAGCGTTGGGAATAAAGGACTTACAAGGCAGTACTTTGGCAGTACGACAATTCGTTGCAGCACAACAGGTTAACCCCACTTTTTACAAACACTGGACATTCGGTCCATTAAATACATTGGGTTTTTGCATTTTGGACGCCAATTCATTTAATCACAACACTTTGGCACTTTAACCGGAGTTACAACTTCATGGGCTACACAGCTTTCGATCTCGAAATCGAGGAGGCGGTTGACGGTGTCCGTCGGACCTGGGACGACGCCCGTGCAGGTCGATGTGGTGTGTCCCTTCTGTGCCTATACGACAGTGACATGGATCAGTACCTGTTCTTCGACCACCACAACCTGCGCGAAGGCTACGAATACCTCTCTAACTCCGAGCTTCTGGTGGGCTTCAATAGCGCCGACTTCGACCTACCCTGCCTGGCCGGAGCGCTGGGGCTCCCTCCCCTCCCCACGGTCCCCCACTTTGATATCCTGCGTGCGGTGTGGCAGGGCCTGGGCAAGCGTCGAAAAGGCTACAAACTCGCCGAAATCTGCGACCGAACCCTCAACACCTCCAAGTCCGGATCCGGAGACTTCGCCACCACCCTCTTCGCAGAGTCCCGCTTCGCTGAACTCTACACCTACTGCCTGAGGGACGTGCAATTGACAAGCAAACTCTTTGATCATATTATGTCAACCGGTCACATCGTCGATCTCGACGGCAACCCTCTTGAGGTGCACAACCTTGGATCAGTCGAAGCCGGGCAGTCCGCCACCGCAGAACAGTTCCCTGACAAATCTGCCAGCGGGCTCTCTTGATGAAAAGATCGTTACCCTCGTTCGGGAGCGCCGAGCCCACGCGCAAACGCGCTACATTTCTTTCTTCCGGCGCATTGCCCGTTGGTACGACCTGTATCGCGGTATTTATTCTGGCAAGTTTGCTGCCTTTCGCAATAACATTCATCTGCCTTTCCTCCTTAGCGTCGTTCAGTCGGACGTTGCTCGAAAGGTTCAGACGACCTTCGGCGGCTGGCCCATCGTCGAATTCACCGGCTACAGCCACGATGAGTCCTGGAAGGCCCGCAAAAACGAAGTCCTGATCTCCGCCCAGATGAAGGACTGCGAAAGTTTCCGCAAAGCAGTCGATTTTTACAGCTCCAGCGACATCTACGGCACCGCCATCGCCCGAATTGGCTGGCGAACCGATGAGAGGTTGGAAAATTTCCGCTCGATGGGCTTCGACGCGGCCACCGGAGGCCGAAAACTGGTCTCCAACACGCGAAAAGTCACTACTTTCGACGGTCCGGACTGGGATGTCGTCGATATTCTTGATTTTCTGCCCCAACCGGGCAAAAAGCGGATCCAAGAGTGCGATTGGGTCATTCATCGCTACTACATGGACCTGGATCAGCTCGATGAACTCGCTGCGCAGGGCATTTACGACCCCGCAGCAGTGCGAAAGCTCCGTACTTCGGGCAATATGCCCACTCAGATCGAAAACGACTACCTCCAGCGCGTCAACATCTACCGCAGCTACAGCGAGTACGACGCCAGGCGTCAGGAACGCTACGCCAAGCCGGTTGAAGTCGTTGAAATGTGGGGGCGAGTGCCCTCCGAGTTCGCTCCGGACGGGCTGGTTCATCGCGTTGTCACGGTAGCCAATGGCAACGTCTTGCTGCGAAACCGCCCGAATCCGTTCTGGCATGGCCAGATTCCCTTCGTGGCCTACTCCCCAATGCCGGACCCCCACTACTTCCATGGCCCCGGCAAGATCGAAGTCGCGGAGAAAATGCAATATGCCGCCAATCGTTATGCGAACCAGAAAATGGATGGGCTGGACCTCGCGGTCGATCAGGTTTGGCTCGTTAACTCTTCTCTGGGGATCGACACACAAAACCTCTATATGCGCCCCGGCCGGGTCATTAAGGTGGATGGGGCTATCGGTGAAGATCAAATTCGGCCTCTATCGCCAGATCTTCGTGGCATCGGTGCTGCCAACGAAGAGATCTCTTTCCTCTGGAACGCTATCCAGCAGGCTACGGGCATTATCGAGGATACGGTTCAGGGTGGTCAGGGAGGTCGTGACCGCCAAACTGCTCATGAGTTTGCTGGACGACAAGAAAATGTCATGACCCGCCTCATGTTGGAGGCTCGCCTGGCCGAAGAGGGCTTCGTGGAGCCGATGGCCAACATGTTCGTGAGTCTCAATAAGCAGTTCTTGACGATTCCTAAAGAAGTTCGTATCCTAGGCACTGATGCAACTGTGAATCCTGTTACTGGGTTCCCGCTGCCACAGCAGGCGGTTACAATCGACGATATCAGTGATATCAATCACGACTACCGAGCCCGCGCTGTTGGCAGTACCCAGATGATGGGACGAGCGATGATGCAGCAGCAGCTGATCGGCCTCATGCAGGTCATCAGCGCCAACCCTGTCGGTATGCAGATGGTCAACTGGACCGCCTACTTCCGCCAGATGTTCGACGCTTTCCAGCTTCGGAATGTGGACGAACTCCTTAATCCGGGTCCCACGCAGGTCAACCAGGCTGCTCAGCAGCAGGGCCCTGCCAGTGTGGACGATCAAATCAACCAGGCTGGCTCGGCGGCCCCTATTGGCCCCGGAGCCAACCAGTGGATGCCAGGGAACCTGTTCCAGGGCATTTCGGGGAACCAATAAATGTCGGATCGCGCCGAAAGCGAGCTTCTTGAGGATCTGCTGAATTCCGAGGCATGGAACCAGTTCCTTGTCAAGTATTTGCTTAAGTTCAAGGAAGTAGCTATTCTACAGCTCACGACTATCCGCACCACGGATAGTAAGCTTCCTCCGGACGACTTCATCCGAGGCCGCCTGGATGTCTTTAACTTCCTTCTGAATGGCCTTCCCGCACAGCTGGACCAGTGGAAGAACCCTGAGAAGGACGTTAACAACCCTAGGGAATCCGACGACAGCCTACCTGGCGTCGGCGACCCGTATAGCGAGCCAACCTCGCAGGGAGAGTAACAAATGACGCACCCTGATCTCGAACGGCCTGATTCGGGTCAACCCCGTCTTCTGGCGAATAAGTATCGGGACCCCGCTGAACTCGAACGTGGGTACCTGGAACTTCAGACTGTGTCCAACCAGACGTATCAGCGCACTCAGGAGCTTGAGGCGCGCCTTGCTGAGCTTGAGCGGGTCAACCCCCTGGAGCGCCAGCAGAGCCGCCGAGACCCCATGGAAGCGCTGAACGAGGTTGGTGTTCCTGCGGATGCAATCATGGAGCTGGTTAGTCGGGGCGTTCAGAACGTCCTGCAGCCGATGATGAGAGCCCAGGACGCGCGGCAGACTGTTTCCAACGAGTATCCCGAGTTCGCAAAGTTCGAGAACGATGTGGCCCAGTACCTCAACTCCACCCCGCCCCTGAAGCAGCGCTACGAGCGTATGTTCCAGGCTGACCCCGCGGGTGCAATGGAGTGGGCTTTCCAGACCTACCAGCGCAAGCTTGGCACTCCGGATCCTGGCATCAACCAGGACTCGCGGCGTGAGGCTGCACTGCCGAACAGCTATAGCGCGGATACGCGTAACGCTGGGTCGGACATCGCAAAGAATGAAGAGCTGGCTAAGCGGTGGGAGTGGGCGCAGAAGACGGGTAACTGGGACCAGTATCTCACAGCACGTTTGGAACTCCCGGAAACGCATTTCAGTCCATATACTTATCGCTAAAGGAACGGTGAAGTTTAGTGTCGTCTAGTGGACAGTTTCAGTCCTACGATCAGGGCTTTCTGGCTGGCACCGGTGGTAACCGAGAAGACCTTCTCGACATCATCGTAAACATTGCTCCCTGGGACACGCCTCTCTTCAGCAGCTCGCCGAAGACGACCGCGCGTCATACCACGCACGAGTGGATCGAGGACGACCTCGCAGCGGTGACTGCCTGGTCTGGTGGTAGCGCTGAAGGCGCGGCTTTCAGTGCGCAGGCTCAGCTCGTCCGTAAGCGTATCGCTAACTACACGATGATCTTCCGTAAGGACATCGAAGTCAGTGAGACGCAGCGCGCAGTGAATCCTGCGGGCATCAAGGACGAGTACTCGTATCAGCTCAGCGTTGCGATGAAGGAAATCGGCCGTGCAGTCGAGGCTCGCTCGTTCAACGCGCGTGCTTCTAGTGCGGCTGGTGCATCCGGTGCCGGTACTACGGCTTCCGGCTCTGCGCGCCTCATGCGTACGCTGGACGATATGATCTTCACGAATACGGCGTCGGCTGCTTCCGCGACGAAGGCCCTCCTCGACTCCCTGGTTGAGGCTGCGTTCATCGCTGGCGGCGTTCCGAACCGTCTGTTCGTGCACCCCAATACCAAGAGCCAGATCGTCAACAACATCGGTGGCGCAGCCACGGTTAACTACCGTAACGTCGCTGCGTCTGATGCGCGACTGATCGGTAACGTCGATGTGTACGTGAGCAACTTCGGTGCGCTTGAACTGGTGCCGGACCGCTTCATGCCCACGGCCGCGACGGCTACTGGTACGACCTCCTACGGTCGTATTTGGCTTCTGGAGCAGCCGAAGATCCGCTACGCCATTCTCCGTCCCATCAAGCACGTTCCGCTGCCGCCTAACGGCGATAGCGTGCGTGGCATGGTGCTCGGTGAACTGACGATGGAGGTTCTGGCTGATAAGGCTCACGCCAAGGCTCTCTGCGTCACGGCTGGCTAACATTCAACCGGGATGGGGGCCTTCGGGCCCCCTTTCCAAGGAGCGACATGGCGCGACCGAACGCAAAGGTTAAGGAAGATCCGGATCGTGGCAGTTTCCACAATCCAGTCTATGAAGAGTTTTCTGGTGCTCCGTACGTCCAGAACTCGAATCAGGGCGAGAATGCGATCCTCCCCCTGGGTGAGACCGACAATACTCCCTGGAGCGCACAGGCTGGCGGCCGAATGTACACCCCGCATAGCGCTGTGAGCCCTGAGTATCCGTCCGTGCAGAGCAACACTCCCGCAATGGGCCATTTCAAGGACACCTTCAGCTACTCGGACGACTCGCCGGGTAAGTAAGAGGATTCACCAATGAAGTTGGATTTGGGCTGCAAGAGCGGCAACGACAAGCGAGAGGGGTACGAGGGAGTCGACTTCACCGCTGGCGAGGGTGTGGACCATGTCTTCGACATTACGAAGCCATGGCCCATCCCGTCTAGCTCTGTTGAGGCCGTCTTTTCAGCCCACTTCTTCGAGCACATCACCGATGAGGCAGCGTACGCTGTCCTCCAGGAGGCCTATCGGGCTTTGCAGGAAGGTGGTGAAATCCAGATTGATGTCCCCGATCTTCCGGAAGTCTGCAAGCTCTTCTATAACGGCGACGCGTTTTACCGTTGGGGTGGCCTTGGCCTCACTACTCTATTTGGAGATCGTGTGGGTGCTGGTCAGTTCCATATTAACGGGTACGACTCTGATAAACTGACGTTTCTCCTTGAAAAGGCTGGCTTCCAGGACGTAGTCTGCGAGAAGATTTGGTCGCATGGTACGGCCTGCCTGCTGGCGACGGGGTACAAGCGTGGAATTCACCAGACGGCTGACTGACAAGCAGATCGACGAGATCACCAGCCCCGACTTCCTCCGCAAGCTCCTGCCTGGCCGAATGGAGGCCAAGTACGATGCGGTGAAGGAACTTCGGGTCTCGGGGATCCATGAGGTCTCCAAGTACACTAAGAAGGAATACGGCGGCTGGCGGCACGTTGCCAGCGTGCCCGCACCCGTGATGTGGGCGGTTTACGAGGGCTACACCGCTGATGAGATTGCACTGGACGGTGGTAAGAAGCTGCTGGCTTGGATCCAGCGACACCCTGAAATCAAGTCTACTGAGGCCAGAGTATGAAGGTATTCGCACACCGCTCTCCGATTGCAAACGCGATCACTGATTACCGAATCACGATCCCGATGCAGTCGCTTTCTTTTGGTGAAGA